CATTTTTCGCGTCTTTTTTAAAAGCGATACACATATAGTTCATATATATGAATACATGCGTACCGCTAATTATTAATTAATTATTAGTTCCTTCGGTGCCTTGTATTGGCTCGGCTCCGCCGTCTTTTACTATTTTTAAATTTGCTCTTTCTTCACGTTTTGCCATTTGGCTTTTGTGAATTTTATCCATACCGTCTAATGCTACTTCAAATCTATCTGTTCGAATATTGTAGCTTGGTTGAATACCATCTTTTCTTTCTGTGTATATAACTGTTACACCATCTTTAATACCTTCTTTGTTTGCGATAATTCTTTCTAATTTTCTTTCTAAACTTTCGCCTTCGATACTTTCGTTTCTATTTATCCCTGTTCTTTTATAATGTACTTTCATGATTATTTGTTTTATAAGGGGGATTTCTCCCCCTATTAGTTTATAAATTAGGCATTACTTTAGCCGACATTTTACGTCTTGCTATACAATCAACTGCTATTTGAGCCCAAAAGTTTTGAGCGTCTAATCTTGTATCTGCGAAGATATGATTGAATTTACTTGGGTCTACATATGTAGTTAAGTCTTTTATACTCAATTCTCCTTCTGCTAAAAATTTGCTTTCATAACGTCTGTTTAAAGTCATATACATTTGTTCACTTTGAATTGCAAAGTTTCCGTATACCTTATTAACGTTTGTCATGTAGTTAATCCATGCTGGTTGTTTACCTGCACTTTTATATATTATACCATCACTATTAATTTGTGTATCCCACCATGCCATTTGGTCTGTAATTAAATCTTGAAAACCTATCTGACTTAATTGAGGTTTATGAAAATCATCTAATGTCTGCAAGTTTGTATCCCATTTATTACCTTGTGAGTAATCAATTCTTGGAGTTAAACTAATAATTCCCATTACATATGATGGTTCATCAATTTTAATTCTTGCTTTACCACCTTTTCTCTTTGAAGTTAATACACCTTTACCCGCTAATGTTCCTAATGGTTGTGCGTCTGCAGTTTGTGAGGCTGTGCTTACTACTTCTTGAAACACTAATTCTCTACTTAATCCACCGCAGTATATAGGATTTTCTACACTTCTTACTCTTTCATGTGTATATGTAGCGTCTAACCAATCGTCATAACTTCCCCCACTAATAGCAATTCTGTTTAACATCATGTAGATTTTTTTACTTAGATTGATTTCATCTATAGTAATATATCCTGCTTCTGTGCTAATTCGTGTAATTTCATTAATACCATTTTCACCATCAATCCATTCTGTACTCATCCAGTTATTGAATAAATCGCTTTGATAAGTTTTTATTAGTAAACCTTCTTGATTACTTAAACATGAGTAATATCTTTTTCCTGCTTCTTGGTTTAATTCATTATAGAACGGCCAACAATATGGTTCTAATGTATCTTCTCTTTTAATTACAAATGGTACTTCATCGTTATCATGTCTTAATATTTGTAATCTCATCCCGTCTATATTTGACAATCTAAAATCAACCAATTTTGGTGGAATATTATTTTGTGTTTCTACACTTCTATCAATATAGAATGTACCCATTAAACCATTTACACTTAAACCATTTCCTAATATTAAATCACTTCCTGTTAGTGTACTTTCTCCTTCATCAAATGTCCATGTTGCAAATAATTCTTGTGCTTGTAAAAATCCTGTATCCCACCATATGTATAATCTATTAATATCAAATTCTTCGTATACGTCAAAATCTATTACTATTTGTGCTATTCCTGGACTTAAATATGCTTGGAAAGCACTTGTAGTTGGTTCTTCGTTGCTTTCGTCTAATCTTACATTACCTGTATTTGTTGTAATATCTAATCTATCTACTACTGCAGCAACAGGCTGCAAATTATTGTGAATTATATAACCTATTTCCTCTTGTTTGTTACTATAGTAATTTTTATAAATATCAAAATATCCTAAGTATGGTACTGCATTGAAACCTCTTTGTACACCATAAATACTTTCTTCTGTTGGGTCAAATCCACAACCACTTATTCCCAGATATTTGAATATACTACTCGGATTGATTTGTTGATTATCTATGTCTGTATTACCATTCGGATATGCAGCTTCTAACAACATACTTGGTAAGTATATTTCTTTCATATTTAAACCAATTCCCAATTTATTCATATGTAATTGTGCATTATACAATCTAATTGGTACTTGGAATAAGTCTAATTGTACTTTATAACTTCCAAATAATGGTCCAATTGTTGGATGTGTCATAATATCTACATTTAAATCGATGTCGAATGTGTCTCCAGGTAGACCTAATTCAGACATAAATGGAACCAATGTTCCTGCTGCCATTGTACTACGCCATGTATAACTAAGGTCGTGTGTACTTCTTTCATACTCTTTTAAGTATACTTTTTCTTTTTTACCGGAGCCTAATCTTTCTCCGCCTAATGTTACTTCTGCCATTTTTAAATTTTTGTTAAGTTTTCGTTATAATTTTCTATCATTATGCCTACCACCTGCATTGTTCTCATCCAATCATTTCGATTTGCGTCTTTTAACGCTTCTTCTTTTTCTTGGTATGCTTCGCTTAATCTATATTTACCTAATAAAACGTACCAATTTTCGTTTTGTTTTACTAATGTAAATGGTGTTCCATTTACTTCTTCTCTTTCAATTAAATAATCTTGTTTGATTTCTTGCTCTGCATTCTGTAATGTATTTGATAATTCCATAATTGTCTGTAATTTCAATTTTTCTGTTAGTTTTTACTTTATAGTACTCATTTTCGTACTGTTGTTTTGTTATTATTTCTCCTGTTTCAATATCTACGTATTGACTTTCAGTGTACCATTTTTTTAAGGTTTTCCCTTGTTGCGAGCTCTCATTTCTCATGTTTTTAGATGTTAATATTATGTCCTACTATTGCACTGGCTATTAATGCCACTACTTTTACTGCTAATTCTATCCAATTTACTTTTTTCATTTTGGGTCGTATTCTATATGTATATGAGTTTCTTTTAATATTACGTCAAATTTATGTCCTAATTGTTTTCTGATCATTAGCCAATTTGCGTTTTTATATTTCATGTCTTTTGTTCTAATATCTATTGCTTTATCTTGGTAGTGTAAACTACCTTTCATATGCTTACCATCGTTTCCGCTTGTAATTGTCATTACATAGTCTTTACCTTCATTTAATCTTAATCTTTTTTCCATTCTTGGAAGTTCGTTTTTAATTTCTTTACATAAGTTGCTTATGTTTACGTTTATACTTTTTAGTTTCATATTTTTTTTATTTCAAATGTATATTTTTTTTATTAAGATATAAAAATGGTAAATTTTTTTTTACCCTTTTTGCCCCCAAATAAAATACTTCCTATTATTTTTCTTACAATTTTCCAATTCTTTTTTTATATAACATATTTCGTTTATCATTTTCGTATCTTTTTAATTCCCAATTTTTACTATCATCTCCGTAACCTAATCTTTTATTTTTTTTCCTTGCTTCATATAATGCTTTATAGTAATTTTCTTCTCCTTTGCTTATATCAATTTTATTGCCATTTACATACCTTACTTCTTCATCTAATTTTTTTAACCAAAGTTTTTCTTTTTCATTTTCTGAATATATATTATTTCTGTAGTATTTAGGCAAAGCCATTTTATACCCTTGTCTGTTTGTATATGTTTCTTTAGTTTCACGATCATTGTATTTGTTTAATTTACTATCTAATCTGTTCATATAATTTTTACCTATACCTGGACTTGTAAATATTCTACTATTATATTCTTTGTGTTTAAAGTCTGTTTTATTTATATATTTTACTATGTAATTTATTGTTTGTTCGCTTACGTATCCTTTTTCTTTATCCATTACCCATGTATAACCATATTTCCATATATCTGTTATACTGTCTCTTTTGTCTGTCCATATTATACCATGCATGTGTATATTTTCTGTACCATTGTGTCCCAATTCTGTTACTAACCAATGTCTCACGCTTTTTTTATATTTTTTTCTCCATCTTTCTAAAAATCTTCTTACACCAATTTTTGCTATTTCGTTATCTCTATCGTAACCTTCTAAGTTTGTTTCTTTTCCTAATTCTGCTATACTTTCGTTACTAAATGTCAATGTAACGAATATTCCGTTTTTATTATGTCTTAAATCTTCTAATAATCTTACCTGCCAATCTCTGCTTTTTTGTTTTTTACATTCCATACATTTACCGCACCCTACAGGTACATATAGCACTCTATTATCAAGAACGGCAGGAATTACCCCGCCGTTTTTCTTGTTTGCTATATACTTTCTATTTTGTATAAGTTTTGGATATAAACACATATTATTCACTCCATCTATCACCCATTTGGTTGTAGGTGCTTGTATTATTAATTTTAGCACCACCTTTTATTAGTGTACCTACACTTTGTACTGCTTTCATTCCTAAATCTGCCCATGTTTTCCAATTTGTGAATTCTCCAGTATTCCATTCACTACTAAGTTTTTGTGCTGCTGCTTGAATTCCTGCAGCGTCTGCTTTTTTAGTTTCGTTTAATAGTTCTGTCCAATATCCTTTGATTTTTTGATTTGTTAAATCTATATTAGCTAAGTTTGCGTTTGTTTCACTTGCAGTTTTTAATAGTGCTGCATTAATTTGTTCAGCTGTTTTACTACTTTCTCCTATTTGTGTATGATAGTCTAATGTTTTATCATATTCTTTTCCACCTCTAACATCAGGGTCACTTGTCATCCATGCTTTTAATGCATTGTCTAACATACCGCTTATTCCTTGTTGTTTTAAGTTTGCTAATGTCATGTCACCTAAATTACCTTCTGTAGGTGTTTCACTTTCAATTTTTTTAGCTTGTGCTTCTGCTAATCTTGCTTGGGCTTCTATTTGTCTTGCTTGTAACATCATACCCATTCCTGCAATTGAGTTTTGTGCGCTTGCTTGTTGTCCACTCACATTTCCTGCATTTACGTTTGTTGTTGCTCCACCTGCTCCACCTTTACCATACATTAAACCAACGTTTAATCCTGCTTTTTCCATTTGAGCTCTTTGTGCTGCATAATTTGTCTCTCTCCACATTTTCATTTGTTGTTGATAATTGAAAAGTCCCATTTCTTTCTGTCCTTGAATTTGTAAATTTTGTAAATCTTGTGCTTGGCTTAATTGTTGTTGGTTACTTAATCCACCTAATGCCATTCCCATTATTCCTGATACTGCACTTTGTGCTGCTCCTCCTGCTATTCCTTCTATAAAGCTCATTTTTCGCGTCTTTTTTAAAAGCGATACACATATAGTTCATATATATGAATACATGCGTACCGCTAATTATTAATTAATTATTAGTTCCTTCGGTGCCTTGTATTGGCTCGGCTCCGCC